GTCAAAGAATGCCCGCCGTTCGAAGTTGCGGTCGAACTCGTCGAGCAGTTCGACCTTCAGGTCGGTCAGGATTTTTCGCTTCAGATCAAATAATTTCGGCATTTCACTTGCTTTTCGCGTTTTAAAACGTTATTTTTGCGCAAAGCGCAAACTTTTATGAAACATCTGATTGACATAGAAAAGGAGCAACCTTATCAGTGTGAGGATTGTCGGCATTTCAAAGGAGGTATTCGGTGCGCCGCATTCGACGTGATTCCAATGTCGATATACGATAATGCCGAATCTCACAATAAGGTACTCGAAGGGCAGCATGGTAGCTATGTCTTCGAAACAGACAAGCCTCGTGAAACAATGCGCGTATATGAAGTTGCAGATATTTAGTTCTGCTTTTTCGCATCGTATTTTCGGTTTATAAGTTCACCTACCGCGACTGCCAAAGGTCGCGGTTTTTCGTTATTCCGATACTCGCTCCACGCTTCGGCAATAAATTCCTTTTGCGGCGTGTAATTGGACTTACGGAAGAAAGAGGTGCAATACGCATATGCCGACAGGTTATCGGCGATGAATCGTTCTCCTTGAGCTTTGGCCGGATTGTAGATAGCCAAAAAATCCGGATCAGTGTACAGCGAAAGCATTTCGTCTATTTTATGCCCAAGTTCATGGTCAAAAACGGCTTTAACCGTGTCACAACCTACCGGATGAAATTTGTGCTGCACATCATACTCCAGTTGCTTCTTGACCTTAGTCCCAGCCCAAGTGGAATTAAAAGCCAAACCATTCAATGCGTATTCAGTAAAATTCTTTGATGAATAGGCATACGTAGAGGAACTGCATCCGGCCATGCGTTTCGCCCAGTTCTTGGCATACTTACGCAATACGTCATCTTGCATCCCGGGATTTAGTTTACATAGCTCTGTGTATTTTACATCCTCCAGTGCTGCCACGCGCCCTTTTACTGACCCTACGAATTTGATTTTATCGCGAAGTTCCGGAAAATCTGTAAAATGGTGTGATACGCAAGCAAATATTTCCTGTACCTGCGCCATGTCGGATTTTTTAAATCCGTCGAGGCGGCATTTTACACCGAGCTGTGTGCGGAACGCTTCCTCGGCCTCGGCAATCGTCTTGGCAGCAAACCCATTTTTAACCTCCCGCTTGTCGGCCATATCGGTTATTACCGTTTTTGCCTGGATTGAAAGGTTGTAATACGGATGGTGTTTCGGGAAAATCACTCTATCCATGCCGGGATTGAAACGGAACATTTCAGCGCGGTTACGTCCCTGACTGTCGAGGTCCGTGGTCGCTTCGCGTACAAGCTGTGAAACCTCGTTCCGATCGGTGTAATCGTATTTGCCCTTGCGTACCTGCACGACCCGGCACCGACATTTCCATCCGTTCGGCGGCATGATCTCCGACCAGCACGGATCGTCCTGCGGACGGGTCAGTCCTTCGAGCTTCGCATGCGCAGGCCGTACTTTACCGTCGTTGGCCGTGCGGTACTGCAGATCGTAATCATTCCCGTCTCGCTCGATTTCGGCCCATTGTGCCGCTGATTGCGCGGAATGTACGGCGAACTGATGTTCTGCCTCCAGATAGCGTTCGTTGTACTCGGGGTGTATCTGTCGGACCTCCTCGAAAAACTTTCCGAACGGTTTGATCCGTCCCCGATCATCGCGCAGGAGCTGCGAGGCCTCACGCAGTTCGTGATAGGTCTTGCAGCCCGAAAACACGAACACGTCGCGCCCGAGCCTGTCGGCCATTTCCGTCGGAATTTCAGCATCCTTCAGTCCGATGTTGACCCCTTCCATCAGGGCGTCGGTTATTTCGTCGATCAGCGTCCGGATCGGCTGATCCTCGAGCATGTCGGGACGAAAGTCCCCGGCCTTTTGCAAGTGCTTTGCGGCGTTTCGGAACGTCGACAGACGCACGACAGGCTTTTTGTCTTTGCCGCCCTCCGCTGCCAGCGTCACCGGATCACCCAGTCCGTAGACCGCCGCCAGTCTTTCGTGCAGCCCCCTGTACGCGATCAGGGGGCGGTTGCGAAAAAATCGACTTCCCGGGGCTGCGGCACGGACAGCTGTCCCGGCACGGTGAAGGCCTTATCGGTGCAGACGATGCCGAACTTCTCCTCGATCCAGTCGTTCGGCACGTCCTTGAACTGAAGGAGCTGCACGACCATCGCCCACAGTTTTTCGACGTCCTCCTCCTGCTGCCAGGAAAACACGCTTCCCTCGGGCAGAATGCCTATGTACACCAGAGCGGGGATCACCGTGGAGTTCCAATATCCCGCCAGCATCTTACGGTCCGCCATCACCAGCTTTTCGAACAGCCGGATGCTGCTCTCCTCTTTGGAGCGGTTGCCGTTCACGGTGTCCTGTCCGATCACGGCTCCGTTCACCAGCACCGAGACCGCCTCCTTGCACAGGGCGATCAGGTTGTTGTAGACATCGCCGTTGGTGTCGGCTCCCTTTGCGAACTGGAACTCCTCCGTGCGGTCGATGATGAAGTAGGCCGCCGCCCCCATGTCGCGCAGCATGGCCTCGGCGCGGTCGAGCATGGCGGGGTCCTGCGTGTCGGTCTTCATAAAGCGGGGCGGGATGCCGTATATCTCGCAGAGCTCCGACCAGCAGGATTGCGCGAAGCGCATGAACAGCACGTGCGGCACGGCCTTGTTCAGCAGGCCGTAGTCGTGATCCTTGCCGAACTCCAGGATGAAGTTCCCAAACTCCCGGACCTCGCGGTACTGGAGGCCTTTACTGTCGTCTTCCCGGAACAGCAGCATCCCCTTCTCGGGAATCACGTTCTGCCGGGGCAGCAGGGTGACGGCCACGGGTTCGGTTGTGTTCCCGGTCGTCGTGAGTTCCACGAGCGTATGACCGTACATCACGCTGTCGAGGATGTGGGTGTTGAGCTCCGTGACCCATGATGCCGCATTGAGGACCGCCGTAGCCTGGTCGTCGATCTCGTCGCCTACCTTGATCTCGAAAGGTGTCAGGAGCGTCGCCTTCTGCCGCAGTTCGATCTGCGAGGTGAGATGTGCGCAGAGCATCACGTCGTCGTAAAGATTCATCAGCCGTGCCCGGCGCGGATTGTCGACGTTATCCGCCGCGCGCAGCGCCGACCGCCAGGTGGCGATGTCGGACCGGGTCCGCGACAGGGTTTTCGGAACGATACTGCGGATGTAGCCCTCGCGCCGCCTGGCTGTTTTCGGACCATTCGTTTTTACGGCCAAATTCGCGGTCTTATTCGTGGCGTCGTGGGTTTTCCTGCTTCTGTTCTTTTTCTGCATTGTGTGAACGATTAAAGGGTATTTAAACGGTGTTTAGTCATCGAAGCCGTGGCGGAACTTGCGGCGGCTACCCATCCGGGCAGTGATGCGGACCTCTCCGTCTTCGGTCTTGAGCAGCGGCAAACCGGGTGCGAGGGGCTTGTCGGTACCCTTCAGGCCCGCAACCTTCTCGAGCCAGTCGATCGCCGCCCGGCGGTATTCGCTGACCTGCTCGAAAATCAGATCGGTGTTCGCCCGGCGGCATAGGTTCCACACCGCGATATTCTTGCAGTGCTCCAGAAGCGTGGCGTGACGGTCTTCTCCCGTGGCCGAGAATATCGCCTCGCAGTCGTATTTGGCATTCAGGTAGCTCCGCGCCTCGTTGATGGCCGCCAGGATCGCCATACGAATCGTGACGGCGCTTGTGGTGATGTTCTGCAGCTGATATTCGCAGATCGCCGTGTATAAGTCCTCCTTTTCGATGAACATGGCTTACAGGCTTTGATATTCGTCGATGGCGTCGAAGCACGGGCAGGCCTTCATCCACTCCCACGGCTCGATGATCCCGTCGCCGTTCAGGTCGGGCGAGAAGTCGCGGTGTCCGCAGATCATGGCGTCGGGGAACTGTTCGCGGAGCTGTTGCAGCAGAAAGAACAGCGACGCCTTCTGTTCCTCGGTGCGGGTATCTTTGGGCTTGCCGTCAGCGTCCAGTCCTCCGATGTAGCAGATGCCGATGCTGTTGGCGTTGCTGCCCTGCACATGGGCCCCGACCTGGGCGATGTCGCGGCCCTTACGGATCGTACCGTCAAGCAGGATCACGTAGTGGTAGCCGACCTTGCGGAATCCCCGCTGACGGTGCCAGCGGTCTATGTCTTCGATGCCGAACGGCACCCCCTCTTTGGTTGCGCTGCAATGCAGCACGATGTACTTGATTTTACGCATGTCGTTGAATATTGGATTAGTATTTACGCTGTGCCCGGATGCCGACGCGGTAGGTCCCCTTTGCCTGCCGGAATACGGTATTGAGTTTCGAGAGTGCGCCTTCTGCCGCATCGGGGCCGTCGACGGCTGCACCTCCGCCCTTCTCGAATGCCAGGTACTGATCGACGAGTTCCTGGAAGTCAGGGCTGTCCCGCTCGTCGATATTGAACCACACATTTCGGCGCTCGAAATAAGACTGCGTAGCTTCGATACGGTCGTATTTGTCAGCCTTCGGGCGCTTATCCGCCTTGACGGGGATGTAGTATCCGCGGGCATCGCCCTCGGCATCGAAGTCGTTGACGAACTCGTCCATCGAGAACAGGCCCTCGATCCAATAGCGGACCTTGCGGCAGTTGTGCAGCTCCGTCGTTTCGTACAGGTCATAGAGCCATTTTGCCAAGACCGTGCGGGACTGCTGGCGCAGAAAGCAGTAGATGAAATGGAACTCGCGGTCTTTCTTGCCGACGAGGATCATCCCCTTATGGCATGCCTGGGCCTTGTAGGAAAGGTCTCCGTAGAAGACCAGGGCGTCATACTCGTTCAGGGGCAGCATCTTCTTCCACTGAATGTCCTCGGCCTTGAACACCTTGCCGTCCTCGACGTGGACGTGCATATACTCGCGCATGAACGACCGCGAGGGGATGCTGCGGTACTTTTTGCGCCAGTGCTCTGCCGAGGTCTTCTCGGGCCAGTTCGGCTCGAAGGTCGTCAGGTCCTTCACGGCGGGCACCGTCAGTACCCGGTGTATGGGCTTTTCGCCCTCCTGCCGGGATTTTTCAGCCAGGATTTTGAACTGCTTTTTAAGGCGGTTTGTGATGCTGTTCTTATGAAAGTTGTTGTTGGCATACACGAACCTCCGGGTCGATCCGTCCGCCTCGTCGAAACATCCCATCAGATCCTCGAAGATCCACTCGACGGCCTCGCGCATCAGACGGTCGTTGTTGACATGACGACGCGTGTCGACATCATCCACGGCGATATAGTCGGGACGCTGCTCCTCCTCGCGGACGCCGCGCGGGTCCTGACCGAAACCGAGAGCCGTGAAGCGTACGCCGTCGGAGGTCAGGAACTCCCCGGACGACCAGTCGCCCTGTTTGTAGCGGCAGCCGTAATCGTTGATCAGGCGTTTGTTGTAGACAAGCTGCGCCTGGCATGCCGAGAGCAGTTTATGCGCCTTGTCCTCGGTCTCGCCGATCAGCAGCATGTAGCGCAGGCGGCCCGTGTACATCAGGTACAGGGGAATACCCATGTCGACGTGTACGGACTTCGCCCCGGATCGGTAAATCTCCCACAAGGCCATGATCACGTCGTTGTCGATGATCTCCTGCGCACCCTGACGGTGGAACCACGCACAGGGCACCTTGGCATAGTTCGGAAAATAGTACTCGAACCAGGTGACGTAATCCTTCTCGATACGTTTCACGCGGGCGATCTTGTCCGCGGGGCGTTCGTGGATGTCTACGACCGAAGCTTTCGCGATGCGTCGGCAATGCTCCTCGTAGTTGTCGATGAGCTTTTGAAATTTCTTGTCGATGTCTGCCATGTGCCGTTACTTTAAGGAATCGACCTGCGCCCGGTGCTGAATGAACATGCGGTGGTATTCTGTGATCTTCACGACCTCCTGGGGGTTGATCTCGGCAACGAAGTTGTCGACCTCCTTCAACACGGAGATCACCACCGACAGCGGGACCTTGCCATCGAAGTATTGCAGGCTTTTGGCTACTTTCGAAAGTCCGTCAGTATCGAGCCGGGCCTTGTTTCCCTCGGCGATCCATTGCATCTCGTCCAGCAACAGTTCGCGGATTTTTCCGGGGGCCGCCAGGCTGGCCTTGCGTTTTTCGTCCCACTTCATACCGCGTCGCCATTCGGACAGCGTGGCCTCACGAATGCCGAGCAACTCGGCAATGCCTGCACAGGTCATTCCCTGTTCTACAAAACAGTTGTAGGCCGCCGTATATAATTTGTGTTTCGGGGTTGTCATATGCTCTTTTTTGTGCAAAGATGGCATGCCGAAACGCGAATGCGAAAAATAGTTCAATACCTTGACAGCCTTTTTGTTGCGTCGGATTTTGAAGCCTATGTTTGCATCAAAAATGAGGCGCATGGCTTTACCGAAATTCATTTTTAACGACGAAACGAAAAAGAACTCGCACGGTTTTTTCCTGCTTAACGGCGGCGGCAAGTTCGAACGCTTCCAGGAGTATTCCCCGATGCTCGACAACCACGATCTCAACCGTCTGATAGGGCGCTGGGACAACCTGCATGTCGAGGGGGCACTGCTTGTTGCCGATCCCGTCTTCGACGACGGGATCACCCTGGGAGCAGAACGCAAGGGCCAGGTCGAGCGCGGGTTCCTGCGCGGGGCATCGCCCGGCATCGTCATCCTGCGGGCCGAGTACCGCACGAATCCGGCAGGCGGTGAGGACCTCTATGTCACCGAGTGGGAGCTGTTCGAGGGTTCCGTAACCTCCGTGCCGTCGAATGCCGGGGCCGTGACGCTCAAAATCTACACGGGCGACGGCCATCTGGTCGAAGATGGCGACGTGCGTCTTCATGTCGACAACATCGTGAAACTCTGCGCGGAGAGTTCGCCGCAGGGTCGAAAACCCAATATCAAACCAATGGAAAAAATCATCCTTTCCGCCGAGGCATACGTCGCGCTCGGCATCAATCAGGACGCGGACGCTACGGCGATGAGCAAGGCTATCGTGCAGCTGGCTGCCGACCGCAACAAACACAAGGAGACTGCCGATGCCCTGCAGAAGGAGATCGACGCAGCTCGTAAGAAACGCGCCGAGGACATGGTCAATCTGGCCGTTGAACAGGGCAGGATCGGAGCTCCCGCCCGTGAGAAGTACGTCGAGCTCGCCATGAAGGATTACGACCTGGTGTCGGAAACCCTGAAGGCCATCCCCGCGAAGGTCTCGCTGGCGGCTTCCGTCACCAAGATCGCCGGGAACGTGATTCCGGCCGATCGCCAGAACTGGACGCACCTGCGCTGGCTGAAGGAGGACCCCGAGGGCCTTGCGAAGATCAAAGCCGAGAATCCCGAGGTTTTCGAGACCATCCGGAAAAAGCACAACTAATCAAAATCAGACAGATATGCCTATTGAAAAAGAACTGTGGGTTGACATCATCAAAGAGCAGCCCATTCAGGAGGGTGACTTCCTGAACGAATCCGAAGACCTCAGTGCCCTGGTCGACAACAACACGCTGCACCTGGCCGAGGCAGGTGTCGAACCGGAGGTATTCATCGACAACGACACTTATCCGGTCGGTATCGTGCAGCGCGAGGATGTGCCGAAGGACATCCTGCTGCATACCCTCGACACGAAGAACACCGTCGTGCGCAACATCGAGCAGATGCAGGCCGCCTACGACAAGATGCTGAGTGTGACGCGCGGTCATGTGAACGCCCTCACGCGCAAGCGTCGGGCACTGGCCGCCTACAACTGGTGCCCGTTGCAGGACGGCGAGTTCACGCCCGTCCTGGTGACGACTGGTGAACTGGTCAACGGTCGCCGTCGCCTGACGTTCGACGACCTCGATCTGCTCGAGGCGAAGTTCAAGGCAATGGAGGTCGACATGACGCAGCTGTGCCTGGTCCTGACTACGGAGCACGAAGCCGACCTGAAGTCCGAGAACCGCAAGTTGTACAAGGAGTACATGCGTGACGGGAAGATCGGCAATTTCAAGGTCTTCAGCTACCCGCATCTGCCTCTGTTCGACACCACGACGGGCAAGAAGCAGGCTTTCGGCTCGGCCAAAGGCGAGAACAGCGCGATGGCGTCGATCGCCTGGATTCGTACCGAGGTGATGCGTGCGACGGGTACGGTCGATGTTTTCCACCGCGAGAAGGACCCCGAAGCCCGTGGCGACATCCTGGGCTACCAGCAGCGTTTCTCGGCCCTGCCTCTGCGCAACAAGTACATCGGAGCCATCTATTCGGGTAAGTAGTCATGGAAGGAGCTGTGCAGTATCTCGGTCAGTATGCAATCAAGGCGTCCCTGGTGGCCGCAGCCTATTTCGCACCATGCCAGGAGGTAATCGGCATTGTGTTCCTGTTCTGGCTCGCCGATCTCGTCTTCGGTGTTCTCGCCAGCAAGAACCGCCACGCACCTCGATCGTCGCGCCGAATGCGCAAGAGCGTAGGCAAACTGATCGGCTACATGGCCGCGATACTGCTGGCCTTTCTGATCGACAAGCTCGTCCCGAATCTGTGGATCATTCCGCACCGACTGATGGCGGCCTACCTGTGCGTCTGCGAGCTTATCTCGATCCTCGAGAACCTGGCGATCATCACGCAGGCCAAAGCCTTCGTGTCGCTGATCAAGCTGATCCGTGGCAAGAACGACGAAAACGTAATTTACGATTTGATCAATGAGAAAAATGCTGATTATTCTGCTCGCAGCCCTTTTGGCCGCGTGCAGTCCAAGCCTCAAACTGCAATCTTCGCAGACGGAGGCGACCGATACGGTGACCGTGACCGAACAGGTCCGGGATACGGTGGTGGTCCTCGAACGCGACCAGTCGATGCTCCGGGCGCTTCTCGAATGCGACAGCGTGGGTCAGGTGCAGATGCGCCGACTGATGGAGTACCAGGCGGGGAACCGCTTGAAGCCTCCCGACATCGAGGTCCGCGATAATGTCCTGACGGCTACGGCCCAGGCCGACAGTATGGCTATTTACCTGACTTTGAAAGACCGCATCGAACGCCATACGTCCACCCGCAAAGAGTTTCAAGTCGTCGAGGTCAATCGCCTGAATACCTGGCAGCGGACCTGGATGCGTATCGGACAGGTTTCAGCCGTGTCGCTGATCCTGTTCGGGGTCTATAAAACCCGCAAACTGTTAAAAAACTGAAAACATGGATATTAAAGACATGAGCGCCGAGCAGCGCAAGGAGGAGCTGGCCCGCCTGGCTGATGCCGTGAAAGCCGCAAAAGCCGAGACCAAAACCGCAAAGACACGGGTCGCCGAGGGTAAGGACGCCGTGAAAGGCGCTAAAACCGCCGAGGAGAAAGCTGCCCTCAAGGAGAGCCTGGCGGCCCTGGAAGCGGCTTGTCAGGCCGCCACGGCGAAGGTCGCCGAGGCCGTAGCCCGGGAGGCTGATTTCCGCGCCGAGGCCAAAGCCATCGAGGATGCCGAGAAGGCCGAAGCGGATCAGGCCCGCAGGGAAGCCGAGGAGGCTGCCGCCGAGCAGGCCCGTAAGGCCGACCCGTTCCAGGCCCTGGCCGAGAAGTATGCGAAAGCCTATCCCGACTGCAAGGCCTTCCACATCACCAGCGACAGACAGGTGTTCCTCGACAAAGACAAGAACCTCGCGCAGTACCATCAGAAGGGCCTCGGCGAAGGCGAAGTACGAACCATTAACGTGCGATAACCATGGCATTACCTAACGTAACCATCAACCTCGAGAACGGGAACCTGGGCCGTATCGCACAGAGCGACGACGGTGTCGCCGGGCTGATCCTGACGGGCGCCGCCGTCTCCGACAAGCTCGCGCTGAACGAGGTCTACCTGATCAACTCCTCGCGGGACATCGCCCGGCTGGGCATCACGGCTGAAAACAACCCCCTTGCACACAAGGAGCTGACGGCCTTCTATACGGAGACGGGCGACGGCGCCGAGCTGTACCTGCTCGTCGTTTCCGAGGCCACGCTGCTCTCGCAGATGTGCAGCATCGAGGAGGGCTCGCCGCTGAAGAAACTGATCACCTACGCCAAAGGCCGCATCCGCCTGGTCGGCATCAACCGTCTGCCGCCCGACGAGTACAGCGCCGACACCACCGATACGGGCATCGACAAGGATGCCGTGACGGCGGCCACCGCGGCGCAGTCCGTCGGCGAGAGCTTCGCCCGGAAGGTGATGCCCTTCCGGTGCCTGATTCCCGCCGCTGGCTGGGACGGCAAGACCGACAAGCTCTACAAGCCCCGCGAGGGCAGCACCAACCGTGTAGGCTTCGTTATGGCCTGCGACGATCGGACGAACAAGACCGCTGCAATCGGGCAGATGCTCGGACGCGCCGCACGGATTTCCGTAAACCAGTCTTTGGCCCGCGTGAAGTCGGGAGCGATCACCGCCGAGGGATGGCTGACCAACGGCAGAACCCCCGAGGAGTGCGACGCGATGCTCGACCTGCTGGACGAGGCGGGTTACATCATCTACCGCTCCTTCTCGAAGAAGAACGGCTACTACCCGAACGACGACCACATGGGGGCCCCGCTGTCGGACGATTACAGCAACCTGAACTACGGACGTGTGGCGGACAAGGCCACGATCTACGCCTATACTGCCTACATCGAGGAGATTCAGGACGACATCGAGACCGACGACGAGGGCAACATCCCGCAGGAGATGTGCTCGTACTACGAACGCCTGATCGACAACGCCGTCGCAGTGGCGATGCAGGGCGAGATCAGCGACTTCAAATCGTATGTCGATCCGGCGCAGAATGTCCTCTCGACCCGGCGCATGGCGGTTTCGTGCAGGATCAGACCGCGGGGCACGCTGCGGTACATCATCGTAAACCTCGGATTTGAGAATCCGGCAATCAAGCAGTAGCAGCATGAAAATACGAATCAACGGAAAAGAGTACGACTGGGGCACCATCAAGATCATCATGTGGGGCCGCCCGGTGGTCGGAGCGACCAGTGTCGACTACAAGCTCACCAAGGCAAAGGAGGCTCTGTATGCTGCAGGGCGTTACGCCAAAGGCATCCAGCACGGTCAGCGGGCCGCGTCGGGAACTCTGACGCTGCTGCAGAGCGAGATCATCGCCATGAACCGCGCCGCCCGTGAAAAAGGCTACAAGGACATCCTCGACGTGGATGTGGATATTCTGATCTCCTACATCCCCGAGGACAGCACGGCCATCACGGTCGACCAGATCATCTGCGCCTCGTTTTCGGAACTCCCCTCGGGCATGAAGGCGGGCGACATGAAAAGCGAGCATGCCATGCCGTTCGTCGCTCTCGACATCGACTACGACATCGCGTCGAAATAAAACAAGCCCACGGCATCGAACCGTGGGCTGTTTAAACACCCTTTAAACCCGCATAAAATCATTATGGAAAAGAAGGATATGGCCGCAAAGATCGCGGCATGGAAGAAGAAGCACGGCGATGTATTCGCCTACGAGGTTGACGGCAAAACCTGCTACCTGCATCGTCCGGGACGTGACGTGATCGCTGCTGCATCGGTGGTCGGCAAAGAGGACCCGTTCAAGTTCGCCGAAGTCATCCTGTCGAACTGCTGGCTCGGAGGCGACGAGGAACTGCGTGACGACGACCGCTATTTCATGGGGCTGTCGCAGCTGATTTCGGAAATCGTAGAGATCAGGGTCGGGGAAATAAAAAAACTTTGAGCGGCACCGAGGTCGTCAAGGGTGACGGGTGGCTGCATGCGGGCAACGCCCTGATCCGCTCGGTGCTGCACATGGACCCCGACACGCTGTCGGACGAGGCGTGGGGCTTTCAGGTGAGAATGGCCGAATGGGTGGAGAATGAGCGGGTACGCAGATATACGCCTACCGCCTGATTTGCCACAGGTCGCGCCACTTGTCGATGTGCATGGCACATTTGAAGCCCTCACCCAAAAGGTTAAGCAAAGCGGCAGCCACAAAGATCAAGAATATCCAACCTGCAACAGTCATAGCAATACAGTTTCTGCAAATATATGGATAATCGCGCAAATTACCAAGTAGATATCGGCGGGAATGTCTTCATCGCGATACAGAATATGTTTGCGGAGTTCACAAAGATCGTGCAGGTCGTCGAGAAAGTCGACGAATCCGTGCAGAACTCGACCCGGCAGATTACGGAACACGTTGACAAGTCGGCCAATGCATTCGGCGGTCTGCAAAAACAGATCGAGCGAATCAGTCTGACCTCCATTATCGAGCAGGTCAAACAATTAGCCGAAGGTGTTGCGAATTTAACAGGTCCCGGCATCGGCTTCGAGCAGTCGATGGCCGACCTGTCGTCGATCACGGGTATCGCGGGCGACGAGCTGCGCGACCTGGGGAAAGTCGCCCGGCAGACGGGTAAGGAGAGCGGGCTGGGTGCGCAGCAGGCGGCGAATGCCTTTGCCCTGCTGGCCTCGCAGATTCAGGTGGACAAGATCGGCATGGAGGGGCTGAAGGCCCTGCAGCAGAACACCATCACGCTGTCCCATGCTGCAGGGATGTCGATGAACGATGCCGCCACGGCCCTGGCCGGAACGATCAACCAGTTCGGTCTTCAGGCTACGGAGGCCAACCGGGTGATCAACATTCTGGCGGCAGGTTCGAAGTACGGAGCCGCGGAGATCGTCGACCTTTCGCAGTCGTTCAAGGTCGTCGGTGCGGCGGCCAATGCCGCAGGCCTCACGGTCGAGGACACGGCAGGTGCGATCGAGGTTCTATCGAAAAATAACCTGAAGGGAGCCGAAGCGGGTACGGCCCTGCGCAACATCATGCTGAAGATGCAGACCGTCCTCGGCGTGGACTTCCGCAAAAACAGCTTCTCGGATGCCCTCGATGCCCTGAAGCCCCGCCTGACGGATGCCGCCTATCTGTCGAAAGTGTTCGGCATGGAGAACATCGCCGCAGCGCAGTTTCTGATCAAGAACTCGGATGCCGTGGCCGAAATGACCGCCCAAGTCACGGCCACCAATGTCGCCCAGGAGCAGGCCGCGATCCGCACCGACACCGTGCAGCAGATGATGGCACGCTGCCAGGCCCGGATCGACGACCTGAAGATCGGGTTTTTCGAACTTACGGGATCAACTGGCGGTTACGCCACGATCATCGCGCAGCAGGCTGTAACTGTTTCGCAACTCTTACCCCTGTTCGGGCTGTTCGGCAAGGCGATCGGTTTTGTCACCAGCGCGGAAAAACTACACACCGTGTGGGCCGGAGCCGTAAAGGCGGCAACGGTGGCATGGACAGGCGTACAGTGGCTTTTGAACGCTTCTCTGTGGGGCTGTCCGGTCACCTGGATCGTGGCAGGGATCACGGCCCTGATCGCCGTCATCACCGTTTGCGTTACGAAGGTCGAGGGCTGGGGCAAGCAGTGGGACAGCGTCGTCAAGTTTATGAAGCTGACGGGCAAGTTGTTCGTCGAAACGATCAAGTACGAGTTCAGCACGATGGTCAACGGCATTATGATCGGCCTGGATTACATAAAACTCGGGTGGTACAAGTTCAAGAAGGCCGTAGGCCTGGGCGACAAGGCCGAGAACGAGGCGATGATCTCGCAGATTTCGGGCGACATCGACAGCCGCAAGAAGGCCATCGTCGACGGGGCCAAGAACCTGAAGAACCTCGCCCAGGATGCCGGGAGTTCCCTCTCCTGGGAGCTCTCCTGGAAAAACGGCAAGAATGGCGCAGCCAATGCCGTCAGTCCGTTGATTGCGGCTTCTGAAACCCCGGACGGCACGAAGACGCCCCGCACGAAACAAAAGGTAAACATCGACTTCTCCAAGACGGGGACCGGGACCGGGTCCGGGAGCAAGACGGTGCTCGATCTGAACAAGATCATCCCCGACATGAAAGGATCGGCGGCCTACACGGCCATCGCCTCGCGGCTTTCGGCGGTGCGGGTTCCGTCCCTGGCGACCGCGGCGGCATCGTTGGCCATGCCGCTCACGGTGGCGGCGACTACGCTCCCGCAGTCCGGGGGAACGGCCCGGCCGACACCGACGGAACTGGCATACGACAGTCAGCGCCGCGGAGGTGTCACGATGAGCAAATTCTGCGACACGATCGAGATACACATCGCCAACGCCGACGGGAAGGGCTACAATCAGATCGAGGAGGAAGTCACTGCCGTACTGAAAAAAGTCTTGGACGAATATGAAGCATAAGTATAACATCGAGCACCTGCTGCAGTCGATCATCGGCTATAAGGGCCTGCCTTATCCGGGAGCCTTTTCCCCGAATCGTCCGGCCGGCAGCTACACCGGGGACAACTTCGACATCCCGACCTCTCCAGCTCCGCAGCAAGAGCTCGTGAAAGGTACGCGCCTGTACAAGAAGGATGCCCTGGGCAGGTGGTACTTCATGCCCGTATTCATCAGGCATCAGGACATACGGGGCGAGGATCACACCCTCGAGCTGGAGAACGCCGTGATCAGCATTACTGGAACCAAGAACATCGTGCGCACGCCCCTGGTGGGCCGCCGCGGGTCGGTCAAGGAGCTGATCAGCATCGGGGATTACAAAATCTCCGTCGCGGCCTTCATCAGGTCCGCAGACGGCAGTTATCCCGAGGCGCAGATTGCGCGCATGAAGGAACTTTACAACATCAACGAATCGGTCGAACTGATCTGCGTGCTGACGGACCTGCTGCTCGACGAGGGCGACCGGGTCGTGATCACGGACATCCAGTACCCGCCGACGCCCGGTGTGGAGGATGGCCAGGCGGTGACGATCGAATGCGAAACGGATTCACCTTTTGAACTGATAGTGCAATAGCCATGTATCTACCGTGCAGTAAAATAACCATCGGAAGCAAGTATTTCGGCGGAGTGCATGACATCAAGATCAAGCGCTCGATTCATACGATCGGGGCCACGGCTTCGGTGAAGGTTCCGGTGACGGCGGTGCTCCGGCAGACTGGGACCCCTCCGGCCTACGTCGAGACTGCACAGGTGATCAAGGCGGGCGATCCGGTAGAAATCCAGCTCGGGTATGACGGACGCCTGTACACCGAATTTCGGGGTTATGTGAAGCAGCTGAACTTGCAGACGCCCCTCGAGATCGTTTGCGAGGACGAGTTCTACACCACCCGCCGCCGGAATGTCACGCTGCAGGGGAAGACCACGCTCGCTGCTGTTTTGAAAGCCTGCGGCCTGCAGGTGGGATATGCCGCGACGCTGACCCTCGAGGCGTTCCCTGCGGACAATAAGCCCGTGGCGTGGGTCCTGGGACAGATGCAGACCAAGTACGGCCTGGCGGTATGGTTCGACCTCGAGGGGCGTGTCTACGCCTGCGAGCCTTACAAGGTCGTCGGCGATGCCGTGAAATACCGCCTGCGCTACAACGTGGTGAAGGACGACGATCTGAAATATCTGCGGGCCGAAGACGTGAAGCTGAAGATCAAGGCCGTGTGCATCTACAAGGACGGGACGAAGGTCGAGGCCGAGATCGGTCCGAAGGACGGGACGGAGAAGAAGCTGTACTTCTATGACGTGAAGGATCAGCAGGAACTGGCAGCCCTGGCGGCGGCAGAATTGAAGCGATACAGCTACGACGGTTATGCAGGCAGGATCACCGCCTTCCTGCAGCCCTATGCCGCCCCGTGCATGGTGGCCGAGATCGAGGACGAGGTCTACCACGAGCGGGACGGACGGTATTACATCGAAGGAGTAGAAACAACCTACGGGACGGGCGGAGCACGCCGGACCGTGGAAATAGGGATAAAAATATGAGCAGTGAGAAAGAGATACGCGAGGTCCGCATGATGTTATCAGAGCGGTTGCGCAATGCGGCAAAGGCGGCCATGTACGGCACGGTCAAAAGTGTCGACGAGAACGCCAGGACGTGCGACGTGCAGATCGGCGGCATTGTTTACGAAGGGGTGCTGCTGTACTCCGTCGAGAAGGAGAACCTGCGCGGGAGGGTGCTGATCCCCAAGAGGGAGAGCGCGGTGATCGTCGCCCGGATCGACGCGAGCGACCGCTTGTATGTGGCGTTGTTCTCCGAGATCGACAAGGTGGTCTTCACCCTCGGGGATCAGGTGACCATGACCTGCGATGGGGAACGGATCGAGGCCTCGGCCCCGAAGATCGTCCTGAACGGCGGCGAGCTGGGCGGACTGATCAACATCGAGCCGCTCACCCGCAAGATCAACGACCTGATCGAGGCCTTCAACACGCATACACACACCATTCCCTCGGGAGCGGTGGCCGTGACCGGAAGCGCATCGGCGCAGAACAATCCCAAGCCCGTAGAGGTTCCCGCCCCGGCATCGAAGCACGACAAGGTCCGGCGCGGGGATTATGAGGACACCAACGTAACGCACTGATACGATGATCGACATTTTACAGACTTCGACGGGAGACGTGGAGCTGTCCGACGATCTGATCCGGACCGAGGCGACGGAGCAGCACAAGCGGGACCTGCTGCTGGCAAGCCAGGGCGATTTCAAGGAGGCGCCCACCGTCGGCGTCGACTGTGTATCGTTCCTGCATGACATCGATCCGGCGGACTTCCTCCGAACCGTGCGCAAGCAGTGCGAGCGCGACGGAATGCGGGTCGATGCCGTGGACTACGCTACGGATGGAACATTGACGATAAGCGCAGAATATGACGACAGCAACAGTTAAGGCCCGGCAGACGGTCTACGACATCGCCCTCGAGCAGTATGGAACCTGCGAGGCCGTGGGCGAAATCCTTGCCCTGAATCCGCAGATCGCCAACGATCCGGAAGCCCTCGTGCAGCTGGGGATCGACAGCATCGGCGAAACGGGGTTTTACCTGGACGTGGCCGTTGCACCGGGGACACAGCTGCGCATCGACGACGAAAGCGGCCTGATGCGCAAGAACACGCTCAAAGAGTTGGGAAACGACATAACAACCTACCGATATGGCCAGAACGATTAACGACATACAGCAGTCGATCATCACCGACCTGCAGACCTATTTCCCGAAGCTCTCGACCTCGAAGGTCGCCGAGTGGCGGCTGTGGACCTATGTGGTCGCAGCGGCGATCCACGCCTTTGAAATAATTCTCGATCTGTTCCGTCAGGAGGTTGACGAGCTGACGGCCAAGATCACTCCGGGCACCAAATTGTGGTATGCCGAAATGTGCTACCGTTTTCAGAACGGACATACACTGGTATTCGACAAGAACACGGCGCAGTTCTACTACGAGCAGGACGACCCCGACAGCCGGATCGTGAAGGTCGTGGCCGTGAACGAGGTCTATAAGATGATTTCGATCCGCGTGGCCAAAACCGACGGAGAGGGCCGGATCATCCCTCTGGACGACAGCGAACGCCGCAACCTGGCCGACTACATCGACACGATCCACACGACGGGTATTCCTACGACGATCGTAAGCACGACTGCCGATACGATACGTTACAACCTGGAGGTGTACTATGATCCGGCGGTCCCCTCGAGTGTCGTGCGTGAGCAGGTCGGACAGGCCCTCGAGACGTTCAAGACCTCGCTGTCATTCGATGCCGTATTCTATGCCCAGCGGCTCGTAGACGCCGTCATGCACGCCGAAGGTGTCGTGACGGTAAAGGTCGTAAGGCTCGAGCATAAGACCAGCGCCGGGGCGGACTTCGCCCCCGTCGATGTGTTGGCCGAACTGGCCGCAGGGTATTTCGAGTACGCAGCCGAGGGGAACACGCTGACCCTGACATCTACCAAATCGCTATGAGGAACTATAAGATAGACTTCCGGAACCAGGTGCGGCAGCTCCTGCCGGAACACAAGCGTCAACCCGTCCGTCTGCGGATTCTGCGGGCCTTTGTAAAGCCGCTGGCGGACCTGTTCGCCGCCTTCAGCCTGTGGCGCGACGAAACCCGTAAACTGCTCAACGTGACCAATCAGGAAGGAGTGCTCGAACAGTTCCTGCGCAACAAATACGGAGCGGCGGACATCACGATCGAATCCTACCGTGAAACGGGGTTTGCGGTCGGGATACGCTCCGAAGGTGTGGGCGTGGCAGTCCCCGTGGGACTGAACAGGGGCGAAGGTACTCCGGCGGTAGTATCGCTCCGGGGAGAGAACCGCGAGCAGTTCGGGGATGTGGACTTCATCGTCCATGTTCCGGCAGGTGTCGATGCCGAACAGATACGGGCTGACATCGAGAAATACAGGGCTGCTTTAACAACGTATAAAATAGACCAAAGATGAAAAGACAAACACAAGTGCTCGGCGTCCGTAACTGGTACGGCGATGCGTTCGTATCACTCCAGGAGGAGCCGCTGAAGGTGATCGACGGCTTCTTCTCCCAGTACGGGGCTTTTGTCCTTTCCGGATGCGAGGTGAAGGCAAACGGCAGCAAGTACGACATAGCGCCCGGTCTGGTCGTGCTCGAAGGGTCCGGGGCCGACAATGCGACGGTCAAGGTCGTCGTGCCCTTTGCCGGGATTACTGCGACAGCCCTGCCCGTCTACCTCACACTGGGCTACGAGACCGAAACGGATGTCTACAACGACGGCAACGTCAAGCCCATCGCCCACATCTACAAGGCTGTGGCAACAACCGTAAAACCTGCGGGCAGCTATGTGCAGATCACCCGGGACGGCGGCGTGCGGTTCATCGACGCGATTCAGGATGCTACACATCGGCTTATCACTGATAACGAGCGCACTGCCTGGAACAAGGCCATTCAGGACGTAGCGAAATATACACCATTCGATTACGTTGTGGATAGCAACGCTACTTTGGCTGGACTGAACAACAATCCCAATGCGACGTGTGTTCTGATCAAGAAAGGGACATGGACGGCTCCATCAAGTGGCATTCTGCTGCATCCCAATACCAAACGGATTGTTGGACAGCCCGGAAGCCTCGTCCAATATGCAGGTAGTGATTCATGCTTAAAGTACAGCACAATTCCAAGTTTAGAGAGTGGTTACAGCGCCCATGGAGTATGTGTAAAAACGACGGGACAAGGTCACGGATTTGTAAATATGGTTAACTTGGAGGACTGCAAGTGCGAGGGTGCTGATATTTATACGCCAGATGATCCCTATTGTTTCTTCAAATGCAAGAATCTGATCCGTTGCTCCATATTTATCCACTCGAAAAGTCATCAGGCTTGGGGGTTTATGGAGTGCGAAAATATGCTGCAATGCAATGTAAGATCAGATGAATATTCGATTGATTCGATTGGAATCTATCATTGCAGAAACCTTACTCAATGTATCAGCGATGGCGGTATACATTTCAGTTACAATGTATTCATGTGCCAGAGTAGTAGGTATGAATACAGTTATTTCAGCTCCACCGATAATGAGAACTACAAATGTGCCGACACAATGAATGGAGGCTGGAATAAGATCATTACGGCATGATCGTCATTCACAACAACCTGATTCCGCTGGGCAAGGCCCGGACAATCAACTTTTTCGGGGTCCTGTTCACCAAGAACAAGAACCTGACACCAAAAACAGAGAACCACGAAGCCATACACACCCGGCAGCAGATCGAGTGGCTGATCCTCTACGCGACGGCGCTCCTGGTGCTGATTCCTGCCTGCGGATTATCCTGGCGGTGGCTCTGTACTGTGCCGATCTGTTACCATGTCGTCCTGTACTGCACCCTTTGGGCCCTCGAATGGTTGCTGCCGCCATACGACACGGCATACCGAGACATAGCCCTCGAGCGGGAGTGTTACGACAACCAGGCCGATCAGATGTATCTGAAACGCCGCAAATGGTTCGCATGGGTTAAATACCTGTTTAAACGACCTGTAAGATGATACCGAAATTACCGATATATGCCAAAGGCGACAGCATTGGGATTGCTGTATATCCGACGGGAGTTTCTCTCGAAGAGGTGGAGATCGACATGTTGGTTTACACGACCGGGAACGGGCCGAGAATTTACGGATCGACGCAAGGCAGCGGGCTGCCGATCGTCAAAGGAACAGATCGGGCTGTGTTCAATATCCCATCCTCGGAAACCGGAAAACTCGATGCGGGTATCGCAACGCTCGAAACGACCTATACTGTAAAGGCGTCAGGTTATAAAAAAACGTTGACCAACCGATTACTTATACTTACAGATACAAAAATAATGGATTTTTATGGATGATAAACTAACCCATATTATCCTGACAGATCATGCTTTGCGTTATGGACTGGACGGAAAGTCGGCCTATGAGATCGCACAGAAGTATGGTTATGAGGGAACCGAACAGGAATATGCAGAAGGACCTGTCATCGCAAAAGACAAAGCTAATAAGGCTGCTGATAGTGCGGATAAGGCTGCTGAACGTGCAAAAAAATCAGCCTCAAACGCCGACCAGCAGGCTGCGCGTGCGAAGTCTTTGGCGGACCACCCTCCGAAGATCGTGGATGTCGGGGGTCTCAAATACTGGGCTTTTTGGGACGAGGCGACCAAAGGCTACGTAACCTCGGAATACCGGGCAGACGACGGCACCATTGTGCAGCAGGTCGAGGGTTCTGCCGTTTCATTGGATGTCAAGGGCGGAACGATGTATGTCTGTGGCGAGCTAACCTCGCTGACAATTGCGAGCGTCGAGAACTCGACGAAGCCGTCGATCATCCGATTCACGTCGGGCGCTACGGCTACGCAGTTCTCCTTCCCGGAGGATTTCAACATCACCGGTTGGTCGAAGCCCGAGGAAAACAAGCGTTACACCATCTGCATCCTGTTCGGTGCGGGCAACATGACCTACGATGAATAGTCTGCTCTATTACTACAACAACGTGCAGAAGATGGCCGCCTACCGGCAGGCCAAGCGGATGCAGCGCGGGGTTCTTACGGCGCAGGGCGGATTCTCGATGACGGATCCGGCCTTGCTGCATGTGCCGTGTACGATTCAGTGTGTATTTGTTCCTCAAACATTTGAATCAAGACAATGCGTGTTTGATACGCGCGGATCTAACGCATCTCCGCGAATTGATATTTTGGAAAATGGCCGAATGTCGATTTACTATTCGGGCACTAACAAAACGATAGATATTAGCATAGGGACACTATATAATATCACTTTTGTCACAACAGAAACAGAACAATCTGTATATGTTGGAGGAGAACTACTTGGAAGCGCGCCGTATTCAACACCTCAATTCGCATACTATGTAATAGGGGCTCTTACGGACGGGTTTATGTATAGATTCAAAGGTGACTACCTTCTGCACCGGCACTTCAACTACGCCATGAGCGCGGACGAGGTGAAGGCCCTCGACAACAACGGCGACCCGATGGGGTACGTCGTGCCGAAGGCGATGCGGGAGCTATTATCGGTAAATCTAATTGGTAGTAATTCTTTTACATGGGACGGATCTGATTCGCCTTATTACTATAATATAACCGGGAATCCTATAACCATCGGAAAATATTATAAAATCAATGTGACTGTTTCAGACTATCAATCCGGATCTCCGCGTATTTTCGCAGGTATATCATATCCTATCCCTGCCCAAAATGGCACGTTTGATATTGTAGTTTATAACGAACGATATGTAAATAATTTCCCAATTTACGGTGGTAGTGACGGTGATCCAAATAGACATTTAACTATTACCGTCAACAGCATCACCTCTGTCGGCCTCCTTGCCGAATACCTGCCGCAGAATCTGATGGAGTCGAGAAAAGGACCGGCGGTGGAACCGAAAGCAAAAATCTATGAATTTAACATAGGTGATGAATATTATAAATCGGTTCTTACTCAAGCAAAATATCCTTATGATTGTATATATCGCGTAGACTATGTGGTTGATGAGTGGGATTACCAACCTAAACCAATAGGATCAGTAGGATTTTTGGGCCTTACCGGGGCAACTATTTTAACTCCGGATGGCCAAGATTGGAGTACGCTTGAAAAAGCTAAAGTAGGTGAATCTCGTACTCTTCTTGTTAAAATGCCAGGATCCGGAACTCCTGCCCTTTATATATATGGAGGTAATGACGATGAGACAGCAACGGCACGTCATCTCAAAGTAACGATCAAGGGGATCACTCCGGTGTCTGTCCCGATCTCCTGGCTCGACAGCGCCAAGCAGTTCCCGCTGAATGATGAATATCTTCCGCCGCTTTTGCAAAGCGACGGTGGGTATGACTTGACTGCGAACGGAACGCCGCAGATAATCATCAAATAAACCGAAAACAATGAACAACTACGCAAAAATGATCGACGGGCGTCTGAAGTACGCCCCTACAGCAATCCGAACCGACGAAGGGCTTGTTTGCAACCCGCGGCCGGACAAACTGATCCCGCTGGGATACAAAGAGGTGGTCTTCGACGAGCAGCCGGAACCGTCCGACCCTCCGAAGCATTACCGGGAGGTCTACACCGAAGAGGCGGACCGCATCCGGGTCGGCTGGGAAGAATACACGTCTGTACCGGAGCCGCAGCCCGATCCCGAACAACTCCGAGAGGCCGCCTACCGCGCCGAGGCGGACCAATATCTGATGGCCTACGAAGGCTACATTGCCGAGGGCAAGATACTCGAAGCCGACGAGCAGAAGGCACTCTATCTTGCCAAGAAGGCCGAGATCAGGGAGCGATTCCCGGATAATAAGTAACTTGTCGGTCGAACTCTCAAAATACCGCAAATATATGAAAAGACTTATCAATAAACTCGTCGGATGGCTCAACGCCATCGCTAAAGACAAATACCAACACTTCGCAGTCGGGGCGGTCATCGCCTCCGCGGCGTTGATCGTGGCCGTGCCGTTGGGCGCCTGGTGGCGGTGGCTGCCTTTGATTGTGTCGATGATCGCCGTAATGACGGCCGCCGTTGTCAAGGAGCGCAAGATCGACCCGAAAGCCGACATGCAGGACATTCTATGGACGCTCGCAGGAGGAGGTATGGTGTGGCTGGCAATCTTGGCTGCTATTATTTTTGGATAAATATACCCCAAGTTACTACAATTATAAATAGAGATAGGGGGTAATCCAAATTTAAGGGACGTTTAAGCATGTTTTAAACGTCCCTTAAATTTTGCTTTTTTTGTCGATATTTCAAGATCGGAGGTTGAAATCCGATTATTTCAAAGTGGAATTTTCGAAATGCCGATTATATTGGTGGAGCAATCGGTGGAGATGAAAACCACCCCATTTATCTCCACCGAATTTGTGCATTTCTCGCTGAACTGCAACATTTTGCATGACGCTAAATCGGGTCGGATTTCCTACATTTGTCGAACCAGTTAAAGAGCAAGTAGGAACCATGAAAAGAGATTCGTTTCGCGTGCTGTTCTTCCTCAAGAAGACCAGGCTGCTGAAAAACGGAGAGGCCTCCGTTTGCATGCGCATCACCGTCAACGGGACGCGCGTCGAGAACAACATCCGCAAGAGCATCGACCCTGCCCTGTGGAGTCAGGCCAAGGAGACGGCCCGCGGCAAGAGCCGCCGCGCCTGCGACCTGAACACCTATATCGAGGAGGCCCGCATCAAGCTGTATCAAATCTTTTGCGAACTGGAGCAGCAGAACCGCCCCGTCACGGCCCACCTGCTGCAGGAGCTCTTCTTCGGGCAGGAGAAGCCGGAAGAGGTCCGCACGCTGTTGGGAACCATGCAGGAGCACAACGACCAGTGCCGGGCGCTGGTCGGCACGGATTATGCGCTGATTACGGTCCGCCGTTACGAGAGTTGCCGGCGTTATCTGGCCGAGTTGATCCGCCAGCGCTACGGGAAGGAGGATCTGCCCCTCACGGAGGTCAACGGCGAGCTGGTCCGCGCCTTTGCCTTCTATCTGAAGACGGAGAAGGGATGCCAGCAGAATACCGTCATCCGCTACATGAAGTGTTTGAAAAAGATTACCAATCTGGCCTGCGCCAATGACTGGATGGCGAAGGACCCCTTCCTCGGGATTCGTTTTCACGAGAAGGAGGTTGTCCGGGAGTTTCTGACGATGGACGAGTTGCAGACCATCTACCACAAGGAGTTTCCGCTGGAGCGGTTGACGCTGGTCCGCGACGTCTTCATCTTCGCTGCCTTCACGGGGCTGGCCTTCATCGACGTGCAGCAGTTAGCCCCGGAGCATATCGTCCGGGACAACAACGGAAATCTCTGGATCCGCAAACCCCGTCAGAAGACAAAAAACATGTGCAACATCCCGCTGCTGGATATTCCGCAGGAGATTCTGCGCAAGTATGCCGACCACCCCACCTGCCGGAAGAAGGGCGTATTGCTGCCGGTTCCATGCAACCAGAAGATGAACAGCTATCTGAAGGAGATTGCCGACATCTGCATGATCCGCAAGAATCTGACCACGCATTGCGCCAGACACTCGTATGCAACCTCGGTCTGCCTGGCCAACGGCGTCAGTCTGGAGAATGTGGCCAAGATGCTGGGGCACTCCAACATCAAGATGACGCAGCACTACGCCCGGGTTCTCGACAGCTCCATCCTCCGGGACATGAATCAGGTGCAGGCCGCGCTATCAAGCAACATGTAAACAAGAAGGCATCCGCATGACTCTATAAACAGGTCTTCATTTTAGCTCCTTTTCATCCGGCAGCAAGGTAATGGGCCGGAGCGAAATGCCAACCTCACGCTCCGAGGGGTTTTCCGGGAGAGGTCTCCGCAGATGGAGATACTCCCCGAGAAAAAGGTTGTCGTATTCGCTCCGGCCCGTTTTGGAAGATGCTACCGATGAAAAGGAGAAAAACCATGAACGGCTACACCCCGTAAGGGCTCGGTTTCCCATGTCCCCTTTCTGCCTTCTGTCTGTTCCGTCTTGTTGCTTCCCGTTCTGTCTCCGTCTACCGAAATTCGTTACGATACCCCTCCTCCAACATCCGTTCAACATCCGAGGAGCGGTAGAGGATTTTGCCGCCCAACTTGATGTAGGGAATCCGCCCCTGATTGCGATAATCCTGCAAACTCCGGCGACTGATCTTCAGCCGCTGCGAAAGCTCCTCGTCCGTATAGAAGCTCTCGCCGTCCAGCGAGGATTTGCGCTTCGAGAATAGCGTCTCCAACGCCTTGGAAAGACGCTCCAACG